CTACGTTCCTGACCAGCAGGGGTGTTTTGAAATGACTCAGGGTGAAGGAGGTACGCTTTCCGCGGATCCTTCCAAGTGCTCTCAGGATGACTCTTTGGTCAGACTGGGAGTGGCTAAGACTAAGGGAAAGCTTCGTGTTGTCACGATGCAATCCGCCCGTGTCAAGCGGGTCCTGACTCCTGTTCACAACGCCCTTTATGACCATCTATCCTCCTTCGGATGGTTGGTTCGTGGGGATGTAAAGAAAGAAGATTTCTTGAAGGTCATCAACGATCGTCGTGAAGGAGAGGCTATCATAAGCGGAGATTACGAGTCCGCTACTGATCGCATCTACCTTGAGGCGGTCGACGCCGTGATTGATGAACTTTCGAAGGATGCAAGAATGACGGAGAATGAGAGAACGGTGTTGAGAGGATCTTTCAACAATCTCAGATGGTTGAATCCTCACACCGGGATTGTTCGCCCTATAAAGAGAGGCAGCATGATGGGAAACCTCGTAAGTTTCCCTCTGCTTTGTCTCTTGAACAAGGCATGTTTCGACATCGCCAGCGATATCTCCCGAGGTTGCGGGGCCAATAGAGTGGGCCGGTTCAATGGCGACGACTGCGTTTTCGCAGGTGATCAGAAGTTCTTTTCCCTCTGGAAAGAGGTGACTGGGACTTTTGGACTTTGTGTTAATGTTGAGAAGACCGGCTACTCTAACATCTCGGCGGATTTGAACTCCCAGAGTTTCTTCATCCGTCGGGGACAACTCGCTCCAAAACCCGTTCTTTCCTTCTTCAGACCTTGCAGGAAGGAGCCTGGATGTCTCTTGACAGAGGTGCTCGATGGTATCTCGACTTTTCGCGGGGAGGTTAAGGCCTTCGTCGTGAATAGTCTGATGCGTTTCGAGATCGCCGCTAGGCAGATCGACTTGTCGACTCTGTCTAAGAGAGAATTCGGAATCCTTTCCAAGAAATCTTGGTTTCGTCGTGCCCTTACCGATGGGCCGGCACCCACCATAAAGAAAGGCGTAAGCCGTAGTGTCGAAATGGTTGTGGGACCGCCCCCGAGGGCTTCCCTTTATCCTATCTTCGATACTATGGCGAAAGACGTTGCGGGGGATTTAGTCTCGAGATGGACAGGTGTGCCTGTTAAACCTGAAAAGGTCTCCATCGACTATTCTTCCTTCCGCGAGCGATCTTCTCAGACGCCTTCTTATCAACCTCCTTCCTTCCGCCAACTAGCTAGGGGACCTCGATTGTGGTCTTTTGTCTGGCCCCGGCCAGTTTATGACCATTTTGCGTCCTATGGTGATCGAGTATTTGTTTCCGAAAATGCTCGCAGATCCCTATGGATCGACGACCATCCTTGTCTCCATGTTACCATGGAACTTGTTCGGTCCCGGTTCGTACGGGGGGCTCGAAACTTTAGGACTTACTTTGGTCCTCCTGCATCTCTCTCTCCCCTCTCTCTCCCACAAGTCAATCTTGGCTTCGCCTGATAGTGCTGCGCAAGGCTATCTAGCTGGGAGATGAGTTCTATTAGTTGGGATCGTTTGTCCGGATCCCTCAGGAATATCAGTGGAATGCCCGTAGTGGTCAGTCAGTGAATTCCTTTTTCGGCGTGTCGTGCGACATGCTTCTGTTTAAACCTACAACTAGGTCTCGATGCCTACGCTTCGGAAAGCGGGTATGATGGGAATATCGGGCTGCGATTGCGGCCCGCCCACCCCCACTCGGAAGAGTTGAGGCGACCATCTTGGTATCCTAGGTACAGAAGTGTCTACAAATGGCATGGTTAAAGAGTGGTGTCACTGCAGCTATAATAGCGGGTTAGTAACATTGGTTCTTGGGGGTTGAGGGAAGGCGGTGTGAGGCGGGGCTTGCTCCGCGGCGACAAAAACAATTAGTCGTAACTAATAGCGCTCATCGCACATGGGAAACCAGCCTCGAGCCAGACTTCTGGGTCATGACCGGGTACAATCGCTGCACCGCGGCGATCCGGCACCCACTCCAAGAGAG